TTAGAAATTGTAAGTGCAAAACTACTTTCGTTGGCTATGGTCAGTTATGCTCTATGGGGACTGTTATCATTCAAGCCGCCGCCAGAAGACTAATAACCCCAAACTCTACGTTTATGGTCCACTGGGGTAGTAGTGAGATTAGTGGATATTATTTAAGCTCACAGAACCTAGCTCGTTTTGAGAAAGAGGCTGGAGATAAGATGGTGGCTATCTATGCGGAAAGATGTCACAAGACAGGGAAGTTCTTCAAAGATGGCGAATATAATTTATCGAAAACAAAAGCGTATATAAAAAGGAAACTAAACGGTGGAGACTGGTATATGACCGCTGAAGAGGCGGTGTATTACGGTTTCGCTGATGGAATATATAAATGAATAGAAAATTAAAACAAATAGATGAAGCGTGGTTAAAGCTAGATGTAGACGATAAAGACCTATTTAACCCAATGGCGATCTTGAATAGTTCTGATGATGATTACCATCTAAAACTATCATGGTTAATGACTAGACCTGAATATTTTTCGTTCTTATGCAAACATATATTTAATATACAGATATTGCCATCTCAAGCTCTTATTCTACATGAATTATGGAATAGAAAATTTCCTATGCTTATAGCAAGTCGTGGATTCGGTAAGTCTTTCATGCTGTCGCTATATTCTATGCTGAGAGCACTCTTATTACCAAGTAGAAAAGTAGTTGTGGTTGGTGCGGCATTTAGGCAATCTAAAGTTCTTTTTGAATACATGGAGACAATATGGAACAACTCACCAATATTAAGGGATATATGCGATGCGAATAGTGGACCTCGTAGAGATGTGGATCGCTGTGTTATGCGTATTAACGATTCTCGCGTCACCTGTCTTCCTCTTGGTGACGGACAGAAAATTAGAGGTCAGCGTGCTAATGATATTATTAGTGACGAATTTGCTAGTATACCGCGAGACATTTTTGAGACAGTTGTTGCTGGTTTCGCTGCTGTTAGTTCGGACCCTATCGAGAATGTTAAACGACTTGCATCAGAAAAAAAAGCACAAGAGTTAGGTGTCAAACTAGATAAAGGTGATGATCAAAAATTAGAGAACAAGGACAACCAAATTATATTAAGTGGTACAGCGTATTATGACTTTAATCATTTTGCGACATACTGGAAGAGGTGGAAGTCTATAATTAAAAGTCAAGGAGATCCAGCAAAACTGAGAGATGTTTTTGGTGGTGAAGATGCGCCAGAAAACTTTGACTGGACTGAATATTCTATTATGAGAATTCCATACGAACTCTTACCAGAGGGCTTCATGGATGCTGCACAGGTAGCAAGATCTAAGGCGACTGTCCATGCTGGTATTTACCAGATGGAGTTTGGTGCGGTGTTTACGCGCGACTCTGAGGGTTTCTTTAAAAGATCTCTTATAGAGTCCTGCGTGGCGAACGATAAAGAACCCATCAAAGACTCTAAAGGTGATGAAATAGTATTTGAGGCTAAACTCATGGGGGATCAAAATAAAAAATATGTATTTGGTGTAGACCCTGCATCTGAGGTTGATAACTTTAGTATAATTGTTTTAGAGTTAAATGAAGATCATCGACGTATTGTGCATTGCTGGACTACTACTAGATCTGAGCATAAAGAAAAAGTTAAAAAGGGATATTCTACAGAGACGGATTTTTATTCATATTGCGCTAGGAAAATACGAGATCTTATGAAATTATTCCCATGTGTTCATGTTGCTATGGACGCTCAGGGTGGCGGTATCGCAGTTATGGAATCTTTGCATGATAAAGACAAATTACAACCCGGAGAGATTGAAATATGGCCTGTAATAGATGAAGACAAACCAAAAGACACAGATGATCAAAGAGGACTACATATACTAGAAATGTGTCAGTTCGCTAAGTATGATTGGCTGGCAGAAGCAAACCACGGCCTAAGAAAAGATTTAGAAGATAAAGTTATACTATTTCCTAGATTTGACTCAGTGACCATTGGCGTGTCCAATGTAGAAGATGGAATGAAAGGGAGAATGTACGATACGCTAGAGGAGTGTGTTATGGACATAGAAGAACTTAAAGATGAGTTATCTATGATACAGATGACCCAAACGGCTAGCGGTAGAGATAGGTGGGATACACCTGAAGTGGTTGTAGCTGCCGGAAAGAAAAGCAAAATGAGAAAAGATAGATATTCCGCTCTAATCATGGCTAATATGGCGGCTAGGATTATAGCCAGAACGCCGGAACAAGAGGTGTATCAGTTCTTTGGTGGCTTTGCTTCTTCTTTACCAAAAGACTCAAATCAGAAAAAATCAGGAAATTTATATTCTGGCCCAAATTGGTTCACAGATAATATGAAAGATATCTACTAATCTGTGTATAATACAATAACAATTGAAATGCATTCCAATTACTTAAAAGGGTCAAAATGACTGATAACAAAAATTTAATCACTTGGAACGACGAGTCTTCTAAAGCTATTGCTATGCAGCAGCACTCAGAGTCCATAACTGAATACGCGGGCGTATCTAAAGCCAGTCATTATAGAGATTTTAGAGATATTGAAACTAATAGATCTGTAAGACCCGGATTTACTAGTAATGACTATCATGCATTTAGACCAGAAGAAAAAGTTCCACAAAAGCAAAAGCGCATCATTAAGATGTGTATGGATGCATATGATAAAGTTGGAATTATTAGAAATGTTATTGACTTAATGGGTGATTTCACCTGTCAAGGTATTAACATTGTACATGAAAACAAAAGTGTAGAAAAGTTTTATCAACAATGGTTTAAGAAGTGTGGCGGCAAAGAGAGGTCTGAAAGATTCTCTAATTTACTGTATAGATCTGGACAGGTTATTTCCTATAGAAGCTATGCAAATTTAACTCCAGATGTTGTTAAGTACGTTAAGTCTATAGGTCGAGATATAGTGGTCGAGGTTCCTCAGTTTGAGAAAAACCAAATACCGTGGAGATATAATTTCTTTAATCCATTATCCGTGGACGTTAAAGATAGTCAATTGAATTTGTTTTTAGGTAAAAGCAGATTTGAGATAAGAACACACTCGATTCTCGACAACTTTAAAGATGGTTCAATCCCCTCTCACGTTATAGACACATTACCTCCAGAATTAAAGCAAAGAATCAAAGAAGGTGCTAGGAAGGTAGAACTAGACCCAGAAAGAGTTTCTGTATTTTATTATAAAAAAGACGATTGGACGAACTGGGCGAACCCTTTAATCTACGCCATTCTTGATGATATCATCATGTTAGAGAAAATGAGACTTGCCGATCTTTCTGCTCTTGATGGCGCTATTTCTAATATCAGGCTTTGGACGCTTGGTAATTTAGACCACAAGATTTTACCCAATAAAGCAGCTATCAATAAACTTAGAGATATTCTTGCTAGTAATGTTGGGGGAGGTACAATGGAATTAGTCTGGGGTCCAGAGCTTTCTTACACCGAATCTAACAGTCAGGTATACAAGTTCTTAGGATCGGAAAAGTATAACTCTGTGCTGAATAGCATTTACGCTGGCCTTGGTGTTCCTCCAACTCTAACGGGGATAGCTGGAAACGGTGGGGGTTTTACAAATAATTTCATATCATTAAAAACTCTTGTAGAGAGACTACAGTACGGTAGAGATCAACTTACGAAGTTCTGGGAGCAAGAGTGCGAGATTGTTAGAAAGGCTATGGGCTTTAGAAAATCTCCGCATATTGTATATGATCAAATGAGTTTATCTGACGAAGCGGCAGAAAAGAATCTTCTTATCCAGCTAGCTGACAGAGACATTATATCTCATGAGACAATTCTAGAGAGGTTTAAAGAAGTCCCATCTGTAGAAAAAATGAGACTGAAAAGAGAAGATAAAGACAGATTTAAAGAGAATCTACCGGAAAAGGCTAGTCCTTTCCATAATCCAAATAAACAGTTTGAGATTGAAAAAATGGAAAAGCAAGGTCAAATCAACGAAAAGGTTGCCGAAAAGAAAGAGAAGCAAAAGCCGATTAACCCAAACGGTAGACCCGCTAATAAGCTGGATGATGGACCTAGAAAGAAGAGGACGGAAACTCCTAGATCTAAACCCGGAGTTGCTGAACTCTTGGTTTGGACTAATGATACTTTTGATAAAATATCCGCAACACTAAACTCTGCTTTTCTTGGTGTTCACAAAAAGAAAAACATGAGAGGTTTAACAAAATCTCAAGTTTCTGAACTTGAAAGATTAAAACTACATGTATTACTCAATACTGAAGTTATGAGTGAAGTTTCTGAAAAAGACATATGTAATTTGGTTGCTTCCAACAAAAGAATGCCTAAACAGTTTTCTGATTATTTGAAAGCCAACAAGATTACTACAGAAAATATGAGCATAGAAGATTACAAAAGACACGCGATTTCTTCGTATATAGAGTATTTTTTAAGCAGATAATCTCGTAAATAAAAAAAATATTTATTTTCGTGTATAATTCTTAGAGGTAAAAATATGACCATAAAAGTATATCAAAACGAAATAAATGACGGTATTGGCGAACTTGTTAAAAGTACCGCCAGTGTTGCCTATTGCTCTGAAGCAACTTTTCAAAAGGATATTCCTGAAGAAATAGTCGCTAAGGCAATAGCAGAAAACAAAGACCAAATAGATCTCTATTATTTAGAGTCTGTTCTGGTTTCTTGTGGTTGGAATAAAAATGATGATGTGTTTATGCCAGAGGCAACTTGGGCCGCAAGAAGCACGCCAGAAGATAAACAGTTTAATTTTATGCACAATGAAAACGATATCATTGGGCATATCACTGGTAGCTATGTGTTAACAAAAGATGGAAAGGCTGTTGCTGATGACTCAGAAATGCCTGAAGATTTTGATATCATCACTCAAGCTGTTCTTTACAATAGTTGGACTGGTGAAGAAAATCGTGAGAGAATGGAGAAAATAATCTCCGAAATCGAGGAGGGTAAATGGTACGTTTCTATGGAATGTTTGTTTGCTGGATTCGATTATGCCCTTCATAATGATGAAGGTGTAAAAAAGATTTTAGCAAGGGATGAAGAATCTTCATTTTTAACAAAACACCTTAGAGTTTACGGTGGTTCTGGAGAATATGAAGGTTATAAGGTAGGAAGAGCGTTGAGAAATATTTCCTTTTCAGGTAAAGGTCTTGTTTCTAAACCTGCTAATCCAAGAAGCGTAATATTAAAATCAGTTGCATTTAATTTAAATGATAATTCTAACTTCGACATAGGAGAATTTAATATGTCAGATAATTTGCTAGAAAAGCAGCTTGAAGACGCGCGTGCGGAACTTGCTGCTGCAAAAGCTGAGAATGATGCGATTAAAGCTCAAATCGAAGAAGCAAAAGATAAAGAGTTTGCTTCCAAGGTTGAGGCTTTTGAGGCTGAAGTTCAGCAAAAAGACTCAAGCATTGCTGAACTTGAAGAAAGCATCAAGAGCACACAGGCTCGCGTTGCTGAACTAGAAGACGCTCTTGCTAAGTCTCAAGAAGATCTCGCATCTGCTAAAGAGCATATGGAAGAGATGAAGAAAAAAGAGAAGATGGAAAAGCGTAAAGCTGCTCTTGTAGAAGCGGGTTTCGACGTGGATGATGTCGATGCTGCACTTGCTGCTTTCGACGGTCTTGCTGACGAAGCATTTGATTCTGTCGTTGCTATGTATGGCAAGAAAGAAAAAGCTAAGAAAGAAGCAGAAGCTGGTATGCCTCCCGAAGTAAAGGAAGCAATCGAAAAGAAGAAAAAAGAGAAAGAAGCAAAGGCTGATGAAGAAGAAGCTGAAGCTGAAGTCACTCCAGAACTTCTTGAAGACGTGCAAACCTCTGAAGCAACTTTAGTTGAAGCTGCTCCAGAAGTAGACGAAGTAGAATCAACAAGAGCTAGTATCTCTGACTGGCTTGAAAACAATGTCCTTAAAAATAAATAAACTCAATAGGAGATTAAACTATGGCTCTTAAAGCAGATAGATACGAAGAATCAACAGATATCAGTTTCTTTTATAACGCAGGTACCGCAACTCGCGGCGGTGTCGTTCTATTGGATGCTGCTAATGCTTCTGGTGCAGCAATGGACCAAGGTGCTAACTTGGTGCAATATGCGTCAGCTACAACCGGTACTGTTCCGGTCGGAATCCTTCTCAATGACGTTGTTAATAAGGATCTTACAAGAACTCACCTTAATCAGTATAAGGATGAAGTTCAAAAGGGCGGTAAGGTTACTGTTCTAACTCGCGGTTATGTTGTCACCAACAGCCTTGACGCTGTAACCATCGTTCCCGGCGAAGCTGCTTATGCATCTGCTACTAACGGTGGTAATCTAACCAACGTAGTAACCGCAGGTCAAGCTGTCGGACGTTTCATGTCAGCTCCAGACGCTGATGGTTACGCTAAAGTTTCCGTTAACCTTCCAAACGTTTAATAGTAAATAAAGGAGATATAATAATGTCATATACAGAAAGACCTAGCGAAGAGTTTCTTAATGTTCTTCGTAAATCAGGCGATGGAAACCTAGAGACTGCTATGGCAGCTCAAAGAGAATTTGCTATCGCTCTAGAAACCCCACTCCGTAAGGGTGTCCTCGTTGGAAATATTCTTGGTAATATCTTCGAGAAAATCAGTGTAGAACCCGGCGGAAGTACCGAGTATCCATTGGATCTTATTAGTCCCGGACTTGAAGGTGAGCATGTAGCTTACACTAATCCCGGTCACGGTCGTATTCCTGAACGTGCGGTCGAGAGCGATTACGTCATGATTCCAACCTACAGCATTACGAGTAGCATCGACTTCTTGTTGCGCTATGCTCGCGAAGCTCGTTGGGATATTGTTGGTCGCGCTATGCAGGTTATGGAAGCTGGTTTCACCAAGAAGATGAACGACGACGGATGGCACACTATTCTTGCTGCTGGTGTTGATCGTAACATCTTGGTTTACGATGGTGACGCAACTGCTGGTATGTTCTCTAAGAGACTTGTTAGCTTGATGCAAACCGTTATGCGTCGTAACGCTGGTGGTAACACCGGTTCTGCAAACCGTGGTCGTTTGACCGACCTTTACGTTTCACCAGAAGCGCTTGAAGACGTTCGTAACTGGGGATTTGATCAAGTCTCCGACGCTGTTAGAACTCAGATCTACAACGCTGGTGGCGATGGTGCTCCTATCACCAATATCTTTGGTGTAAGCCTTCATGATCTTGATGAGCTTGGTGAAGGTCAAGAATATCAAGAATTCTTTACCACTGGTCTTGGTGGGGCTGTTCAAACTAGTGACCTAGAATTGGTTGTTGGTTTGGATCAAAGCGCTAACGACAGCTTCGTTATGCCAGTCAAGCAAGAAATCTCTGTTCACGAAGATCCAACCATGCACCGTCAACAGCGCGCTGGATGGTACGGTTTTGCTGAACTCGGTTTTGGTGTTCTTGATAACCGTAGAATTATCCTCGGTAGCTTCTAATTTAATTAGAAAAGATACAATTTTAGAAAGGTGGTTCGTAATGAGCCACCTTTTTTTATATACCTACTATCTATCAAAAATGTGTATAATACTACATACATGTATATCTAGGATTTATTTAAGGAGTCTATTATGGCTAATATGTCAGATTATTTAGAATCTGGATTATTAAATCACGTTTTTAGAGGGCATAGCTTTGTTAAGCCAACTGGTATGTCGCTCGCACTAACTAGTGGTGTTCCGGTGGAATCTGGAACTGCTGAAAATCTTGTAACTGGCGGTTTTTTACAAGAGCTTCCTAGTGGAGACCCTGACCTTGGGGATACTGGCTATAGAAGAATAAATTTTGGAGATCCAAACACCTTTGGTAATGGTGCTTGGGATTTTGCAACTGACGAAGAATTTGCTAATGGTAGCGGTTTTATAAAGAATTGCGAAACTCTGTACTTCGGAACCGCATTAACCGAGTGGGGCTGGGTTTCTGGTATTGCAATATGTGACCATCCCGGCTGGGGTTCTGGAAATCTAATAATGCAATCTCAATTAGATAATGAAAGATACGTTTATAAAGGAGATTCTTTAAAATTTGATCCCGGACAACTAAGAATTCAATTTAAATAAGGGATAAGATGGCGACTTTAAGTAGAACTCAATTCGATAGTTTTATTCAGAATACACTGCCAGACAATTCTACTAGGCAAATATCTGCATCTGATTTAAGACAAAGTTTTATTAACTTAGCAGACTCTATAACAGTTTTCAATAACGATATTTATTTATCTTCCTTGAACTTTGGGGAATTAGAGAGTAGGTCAATCTATGTTGGTACTTCCTCTCTTTCTAGAAGAGATGTAAATGGATTTTATTCTGAGGATAACACAGCTTTAGGTTATTCTTCATTAAATGTAAGCTATCTTTCAAAAAGAAATACGTCTTTAGGATCTTATTCCTTAGCTTGTAATTCTTTAGGTTCTGATAATGTCGCCGTTGGATTTCATTCTCTTGGAGGTATAACTACCGGCTCTGGCAATATTGGTATAGGAAACTATACCATGATGAAAAATAAACATGGTCAGTTCAATATAATAATTGGTCATGGGGCAGGATATAATCTTCCGAATGATGAAGATTTTAAATTCATACTTGGTGCTTATCCTAAAGCTAGTGGAGACTGTGACGATCTTGCTGAAGGTCTAGATAATCCACCCTTGTTGTACGGCGATTTAAACTCATTACAATTAGCGATTGGTATTTCCGGCTTTAGGGGTTCTGAAAAACTATCTGTATCTGGTCATATTTATCCATACGAAAATGCTATATTTTCTTTAGGTCATAGCGATTATAAATGGGACGCATATCTTAATAATCTAGATATAAACGGCACGATAAAATCTACAAGTCCGTTTCATGAGTTTGAAATTGGGGCAAATTTTGGCTCTGATGTTTCAATAGCAAGTGGCGATATAATTAACTTCAATGGGGTTACTGGTGTTGATACCATTGTATCAAACGTAGGTGCCACAAAGACTATTAAATTTTCTGCTGCACCCGTATCGGGTTGGGCTGGTGGTCATATTCATGCTATGGTGGAAAATAGTGGCTATGCTGTAAGTGGCTGGACGCACGAAAACCTAAATGCTATTTCTGGTTACGCTCCAGCCTTTAATGGTCCAAGCGGTCTTTCTTGGAATGTTAGCGGTTGGGCTAGAAGTTATGCTGAAAGCCTTTCTATTGCCGCTGGAGCATACACCCATTGGATTATAACGGATGACTTTAGCAACAGTGATTTAGTTATTGAGCCGGGAAATCCTGAAAACACAATTAAGTTTAAGGGGATAAGTGGAATTCAGGCCAACTATAGGACTGATAACCACTCGCTAGAAATATCTGCGCACCCTCTGAGTGGCTGGGCTGATGGGCATATTCATGAAATGGTCGAGAACAGTGGTTATGCTGTAAGTGGCTGGGCTGATGGGCATATTCATTCTATGGTTGAGAACAGCGGCTATGCTGTGAGCGGTTGGACGCACGAAGACTTAAATGCTATTTCTGGTTACAATTCAGCTTTTAATGGTCCGAGCGGATTGGTTTGGAATGTTAGTGGTTGGAATGCTGCATATTCTAATTATCTAGATGGCGTAATAAGGGCTAAGATCGAAAGCGAAGACAAAGCAGTTGGAGCATCTTTATCGGGATATGCAGAACATTTAGTCGAGATTAGTGGATATGCTGTAAGCGGATGGGCTGGTGGACATATTCATGAAATGGTTGAGAATAGTGGTTATGCTGTTAGCGGTTGGGCGCACGAAGATTTAAACGCTATCTCTGGTTACGGTTCAGCGTTTAGTGGACCCAGTGGACTAGCTTGGAATGTTAGCGGTTGGGCTAGAAGCTACGCTGACAGCCTTTCTGCTGCTGCTGGAGCCTATACTCATTGGGTTATAACCGACGACTTTGGTAGTAGTGATCAAGTTAGTCAACCGGGAAATCCTGAAAACACAATTAAATTCAAAGGTATAAGTGGAGTTCAGGCTTTATATAGAACTGATAATCATTCATTAGAAATTTCGGCAGAACCTCTGTCGGGTGTTTTGGATAGTTATATTTATGACACAAGTGGAGCATTAAGAAGCTACACATACGACTCAAGTGGTCTATTATACGATTTTATCGAAGAATTAAGCGGTGTCGTAAGGTCTGAGGTAGTTGATATAACACAACCAACTGCTGGTATTATAGATGTAAGAATTAGAGCTGAAAGAGACAATCACGTTGATCCTGCAATTGATGATTTGTCAGACAGTATTTTTGACGGCCCAACAAGCCTAAGTGGTACGCTTTATTCCACAATAGAATTAGCGAGTGGTTATACCGAAGATTTAAGTTTCCTTTACTCAGGCGTTCTTCAAGATGGTATACAAAATTTAAGTGGAGTAATGAACCACGACTTTTACGATAGGAATGATGGAAGGTTACATAACGTTAGTGGCAACATTGTAGAGTTTGTAAATGAAAGATTTAGAAAATTTACTACAGATATACAAGTAGGAGAATATGGAGAGTGGAGAGTTGTATCTGATGATAATACCGCAGGATTTGGTGTTGGACTTTTTGAAACTGTTAAATATCTAGGTAAAGATGGTATAACTACAACTCTTACATCAGCTCCTCTTGATGAAAACGACCGAGATGTTGGGCCGCACGTCCTGACGATAGATTCAGCTCCTTTGTCTGGTTATATCAACAGCGTTAGTGGGTTGTTAGATTCTACACTTAGGACGGCGATAACAGATAGCGGTATATATTATAGCGGTATTCTTCATTATATAATTAACTCTAGTGGAGTTGATTTAATTAATAGAATTAATGCTTCTGGTTACGCGATAAGTGGTGCGCTAGACGGATACATTTATGATGCAAGTGGAGCGTTAAATAGCCATGTATATGATACAAGTGGAGCGTTAGATAGTTATATTGATACAGTTAGTGGTTTCTTGCGTAGTCATACAGATTCTGCTAGCGGCTCATTAAATAATTATATTTACAATACTAGTGGAACTCTATATGACACCATAGGTAATAGTGGTAAGTACTTATATGATCTCATACAATTAGTTGAGGTAAATAATGATAATTATTTACATTGGACCATTAGCGATGGAACAACTTCTAGAGACATACGCGCTCTTGAAATAACAGAATTTCTTGGTGTTAGCGGTATAGAAACGGTGACAAAGACTGCTGGAAGCAGCGGTATATACCTATCAGCCAGACCTTTATCTGGAGTCCTGTCTGACACCATATCTCATAGTGGTCATGCTATTAGTGGTGCATTAGATGGCTATATTTACGATGCTAGCGGCTCACTTCGCCAATCCGTTGAAGCTTTGAGTGGTTTAGTTATTCATGATTTCTGGGGAGGGCCAACAAGTAGGGGTACCGGTATAATACAACTGGGTAACTTATACACAGACGACAAAGTAGATTCCAGTGGAGTTGATTTAATTGATAGAATTAATGCTTCTGGCTATGCTATTAGCGGGGCGCTTGATGGGTATATCTACGATGCAAGCGGCGCTCTATATAGTTACTTTGATACGGTTAGCGGCTATTTAAATAATTATATAGTAGACAATGACTCAAGAGCTAGCGGGCTAATTGATACAAACGATACAAGGGCTAGTGGCTATATACTAGCGGTTAGCGGTGCAACAATTACATCTGCTGGTAGCGGCTTGGTTAGACTTGACGGAGGTGAATTTAACACAGCGGGTAGTGGTAACTTTGAAAAATTGATTTTACAAAAAACCGATGCCGGATTGCTTGATCCAGTTGGTCAAATTTTGGCTGATAGTGGAGATGGTTATAACGTCATAGTAAATTCAAACGGTTACTTGCAAATGCCAGCCGTTTCAGAGTATGAGGATTTACCGTCTGCATCGGACTATGGAAATAGTGGCGTAGCCTTTGTAGATAGTAATGTTTATCATTCAGATGGAGTTTCTTGGTCAAAACCTCTTACTATAGAAGGTTTTATGGAGGAAGATCTAGATCATCCTACTGACTTCCTAAACCCAATGAGTGGTAAATTAATAACAAGGGTAATTAGAGATGGAGTGTTCCAGACGGGAAATACAGAATATGTAACAAATAGAGATCATACATTTGCCGCTAGCGGTGGATATTATCTGATGGCTATGAGAGTTAACAATGAATATAGGCCAATCTGGAGTACATGCTCTGGATGTCCATCTTGCGAATAGAGGTTTAAAATGGGAAGAGCTGCTTGTCGCCTTGCTGCAAATTGTACACCCCCACCATGTCCAGATGGGAGCTGTTGCTACAAAGATATCTCTTATTCTAGAGAAGGATTAACCACTTTAAATGGTGATTTTCAATACATCTGTGAAGATAATGTCACAGAAAATTGTTGCATGACTAAACCATTCTCTATATTCAATGTCGGTGAACCATGTGGTCTTCGCGTTACTTGTCCAGATGATATTGTTATAACTACACCAAAAGTTCAATCAACAAGACGGGCATTTGCCTTTTTAAAATATGACGGCACTGTACTTTTTAAGGGACATTTTGGTTATCGCCCTGCAAATGAAGCTTATTACATGCCGATAGTTGCTAATCAAGTAGCCAGCTTTGTTAATATTGTAGATCTATTTTCTAATGACGGATCTTTTGTTGGCCTTAAACAAGATGGTTCGATTGTAAGCATTGGGTTGAATTCTTTTGGCGGTGTGCTTCCAAGTAATATAACCAACGTTAAAACTGTTGTTGGTTCTGCCAGAGCCTTTGTCGCCCTTAAAAATGATGGAACCGTGGTCGCTTGGGGGCCAGCAAGATACGGAGGAGAAATTCCTTCCGCTATAGCAGATTTGCTTGTAGATATTGTTGAGATAGAATCTACAGAAAGATATTTTGCGGCTAGAAATTCAAGTGGAGAAATATTTATATGGGGAAATGGCGCTAATGCCTACGATAGACGAGATGTTAATAAAAGCGGCTCAGTTACTGCTCTTGACGCTAGCGTAATCACTAATCAGTTATCTCTTGGTGTCTATCGGTCATCTTGCGATGTGAACAGGAGTGGTTCTGTAACAGCTTTAGATGCTTTACAGGTCACTAACTATTTAGGCGAATTCGCAAATAAAGACTACGAATCAGGCTTTACAGATGTAAAGAAAATATATTCAAATAGATATGCTTTTGCTTTTCTTAAAAATGATGGTAAAGTACTTGTTTGGGGCGATGAGAATAAAGGTGGCGACACTGGGAGTGCCAATTCTTTTTTGTCAAATATTATAGATATAAAATCGAATGATGAAGGATTTGTGGCCGTAAATAGTAACTCTCAAATAATAAGCTGGGGTAATATAGAGAATAGAGTACCGAGAAATCCAGACGAATACAAAGTAGTTAGAATAGAAAGTACTAAAAACTATTTTATAATTGTGTATATACACAGGCCAAATGATCCTACTAGGCCGCAAACGCATTTTGAAGCTGGGATTGATCATGTTTATAAGACTGATTATTTACAAAACGGTATTGAAAACACCGAAATTGACAGGTATCTAGGTGAGTATTTAGACACCGGTCTAGAGGGTTATAATTATCTGATACAATCATCACCTATACTTTCTAACGACGATAAGAATGGAAGAGTATTATCCGCAACACCTGAGCACATTTCTGATATCGTTAGGTTTAGACATACAACCATCGAGTATCCTCCTATAGATGCAAACAGTAACGAGACTCAACAGCAAAAAAATGAAAAATATAACAAGCTTACTAAAGGCTTGTATAATTTACCTCCTGTTGATGTTTTAAGTTCGGTAACATACGCCCTAAATATCGCATTTACTGACTCAGCAACCAATCCTTTAAATGTATACAAATATGGATCTAAAGAGTTTACTGACTATATAACAATAGGTACAAATCAACATTCTTATTTTATAGATGATAATTTTTCTGAGAACACTTGGCAAGAGTTTTCCAGTTTACCTCTTAGTAGCCAGCAGGATGTTCTAAACGATATTAAATCCAATTCAATAAAAAATTCCAATAAAATAGATTTTTGGGGTCCACGTATAGACCCTATACCCAACCTTAGAAAATTTGACAACGGCGAGGAATCGTCTTTCTACCGTATTATGTCTAGTTTTGACAATTTTGGTGCAGACCCGTCGCCTGAAGCTGAAAAGGTTGTGAACCGTAATTTGATTGGTAGTCTGCAATTATTTCAACCTGTAGGCTCAGTTGCTACATTCGCCGCGAGCTTAGATGGGTATAGATTTAGATCTCCTTACGTACATACTATTCAATATTTTGATACAAGTTATCAACCGGTATTTGATAACTATTTTATAGGGTTTTTAGCATTAGGAAACGGAGGATACGACTCATTTTTAGAATCTACAGATGCTCCATTACTTTTTGGATTCCCTAATAATAGATACAGAGCTTTTGGTAGAGTTTCAAAAAATAAAAAAATATTACTTAGAGGTGCTAGTAATTATGCATCAACAAATAAAGCATTCTGTTATATTAGTCCAGAATTACAATATACAGAAGGTGGTATATATTTAAATCAGCCTGAAGTCTCTTCTTTTTATCACCAACAAAGAAGTGATGGACGCCATTTATATAGAAAAAACTTTCTTGTTACTTGGGGTAATGAACTTGAGGGTGGAACTCGTAGTAGTAATGTCACTTATAAAAACGTAGAAAATAGTGAATATTGGTTCAGTTCTATTGATAATCCTTGGAACTTTACCTTTTTACAACCCCCTTACAAACAATCTACCTATTTTGCATCTAAAAGGTCTCATGACCATGAAATTTTAGGTGACTATAATTGCGTGTTTTCTAATGAATGTGCTATGGGGGCTGTTATTGCAACGGAGTTGCCAAACAGAGAAATTGACCTTTCCAATATTGGTAAAACTATTTTACTTGGGGATACAAATTCTAGTAATAACTTACTAGATAGCAGTGATATAAAAGAGTTTAACGTAAATCAGCCCGTAAGATATTTTTATAAGCTTTGTTTTTGGGGTGGTCGTAACACAGAAGCTTCTGATGTTCCTGACTATGGATATACTTTAACTACTATTACTGATCAGATGATAGAAAACGAAGATTATGATGATGTAAATTTTGCTCAAATTTTTGGAAGTTCTATGGGAATACTAGATAACGAATTGATTCTCAATCAAAATCGTTTCAAAACACCTCCGTCAAAGATAACAAGTAGGGCACTTGGATATTATGATTCAAGCATAAAATCAGAATATATTAACGATACAGTAGTAGAATTTTCATCTAATACTTCTAGTGACTCCTCCGAACCGGGAAATTACCATAATATGTTTTTAAACATAGCAGATTCAAATTACAAGATATCTTATCAAGGGTGTAGAGACGATTTTTGCGATCAAAAAGAACTATGAAAAAATTATCAATAGGAATAGCGCACCACAATGATTTTAGTGGCGCATGGTTTACGATTCAGGACATAAGAAAAGAACTATTATTTAATAATAGGAAAGATTTACTAGATCAGATAGAATTTGTAATAGTTGAAAACGATGCTGATTCGCAAAATGCCATAAGCCTGAAGAATTTTTCTGTAAATAATTTAGCAAAAGATAGATCATTATCTTATAATATATGCAGGATAGAAGGAACTTCTTCTTCTAGAAATACGATTATTGACAATGCGAGCGGCGAGTTTGTATTGGTTTTAGATTGTCATGTCTTACTTTGTCCAGTGCTATCTACGATAGAAAAACTAATTCAATTTATAGACGACAATCCAGACGATTCTAATATTTATTGTGGGCCACTTATTGGGGATGACGGCGAATCAATTTATACTCATTTTACAGGAGAATGGTCTGGGAGTAATTTTGGGAAATGGTCCCTTGCTTGGCAGTGCGAATGCGAAAATTACTACTTTGAGAAAAAATCAGACAAATACATGAAAGACTTAGTTACTGGAGAGCTATTCAGTAAATGTCCTAAATGCGAATTAGAATATTTAGATGAGCGATCATACAAGCCATGTGGTCATAATTCTACGACACCGTTTGAAATAGGATCTCAGGGCTTAGGTTGTTTCTTTATTAACAAAAATCATTGGTTAGGATTCAATCAGCATCATAGAGGATTTGGGGGAGAAGAATATTACATTCATGAAAAATACAGAAAGTCAGGCAGAAAAGCCATGTGCTTACCATTCCTGAAGTGGATGCATAGGTTTGACAGACCCGATGGAATAAAATACAAACTGGAAATAGAACATATAATAAGAAACTATATAATAGAATTTACAGAGTTGGGGTTAGATTTGTCGCCACTTTTTGACCATTTTGTTAAAGAAAATAACTTTGATGAAATAGTGTATAATTCTTTTGTAAGAGAAGCAAAATACCTTTACAGTAGGGAATAGAGATGGCATTTATCTTATCAGATAGAGTAAAAGAAACTACCGTAACTCAGGGGACTGGGCCAGTCACTCTGGGCGGTTCTACGTTTGGTGGTTTTAGGACTTTTTCTGATGGAATAGGAGAAGGGAATACAACGTATTATTGTATTCAGAATGATGCTAGTTTTGAAATCGGGGTTGGTACGTTCTCATCCGGC